GCGAACTGGGGTAATAGTAGTAAGAAAGAAGAGTTTGAACCAACTGGTATTTCATTCCAACAGTTCTCAGAAAAATGCTGGAAGGGATATGAGAAGAAAGGTATGAAGACAATGTTTGGTAAGAGGTATCCAAACTGCGTAAAAAAGGAGCAAGTTGAAAGGGATGAATATGGTGACCCTATGGGTGGACCAAAGATATCAGATAAACAGAAAAAGAAAAATTTAGCAAAGAACGAACCAGATAAGCAACACACCACAGATACTTCTGAAGGTATGGCATATGGTATTACCAGAGGATCAGGTAAACCATCAGGTCAAATGGCAGCATTTGGTAAACAGAAGAAAGAAAATCCTTATTCACTTAAGAATAAGGTAAAGATGGTAATTAAATCTGTCGCTGAAAAGGAAAGAGCAAAGGCGGGTGTAACAAAAGAAGATGTTATACCAGAAGCAAAGTATGAAGCAGGTGCTTCAACTTATGGTAAGGCAACAATCAGAAATAAAAGAAAATTTGGAACACCTGGTGAAATGCCAGATATTATGACTGGAAAGAAGATCACAAAGGATGCGACAAGAGGTGAACTAATTGCTAAAAGAAGAGAGGAACACAAAGCAAAACGTGGTATAAAAGAAGGAGTTGGTATTACCACTGATGGCACCACTGCAATGGAAAGGGCAAAGAAAGAAGCAGAACTTCGTAAGAAAGAGCAGGATGCTGTCGCAAAAAAGATGAAGAAAGAGGAAACAGTGACTTTACAAGATGCAAATGGGAATGATTTTGTAGAAGTTATTGATATCATCTCAGCAAAAAAAGTTCAATCTGATTGGAGAAGTGAACTCAGTGAAGATGATATGAAAGGTATGAGTGTCAAGTCAGGACATAAAAGACCTACAAAGAGTGGTGCTGGTATGACACAGAAAGGTGTTGAAGCATATCGTCGTAGAAATCCTGGTTCTAAATTAAAGACTGCAGTGACCACAGAACCATCTAAATTAAAAAAAGGTTCGAAGGATGCAAATCGTAGAAAAAGTTATTGTGCAAGAAGTGCAGGTCAGATGAAGAAGTTTCCAAAGGCAGCAAAAGATCCAAATAGTAGATTAAGACAAGCACGTCGTCGTTGGAACTGCTGATAAATTATGTCTGATAATGTTTACCTTGGAAATCCGAATCTAAAAAAGGCAAATACACCTATAGAGTTCACTGAAGAAAATGTCATTGAATTCATGAGGTGTAAGGATGATCCTGTATATTTTGCGAAAAGATATATTAAAATTGTTTCTCTTGATGAGGGATTAGTTCCTTTTAGTCTATATCCATTCCAAGAAAAATTAGTTAATAATTTTCATAATAATAGATTTAATATATGTAAGATGCCTCGTCAGACTGGTAAGTCAACGACTGTGGTGTCTTATTTGCTTCATTATGCAGTATTCAATGATAATGTAAATATCGGTATTCTTGCGAACAAAGCAAAAATTGCAATGGATCTACTTGGTAGATTACAAACTGCATATGAAAATCTACCAAAATGGATGCAACAAGGTATCATCGCTTGGAATAAAGGTTCGTTAGAATTAGAAAATGGATCTAAGATATTAGCAGCATCAACATCTGCATCTGCAGTTCGAGGTATGTCATTCAACGTATTGTTCTTGGACGAATTTGCTTTCGTTCCAAATCATGTTGCGGATGATTTCTTTGCATCTGTATATCCTACTATTTCATCTGGTACACAGACTAAAGTTATAATTGTTTCTACCCCTCGTGGTATGAATCATTTTTATCGTATGTGGCACGATGCTGAACGTGGTAAAAATGAATATATTCCAACTGATGTTCATTGGTCTGAAGTGCCAGGTAGAGATGAATATTGGAAACAACAAACAATTGCAAACACATCAGATCAGCAGTTTAAAGTTGAGTTTGAGTGTGAGTTCTTAGGATCTGTTAATACTCTTATCAATCCAGCTAAGTTAAAAAATCTTGTTTATGAAAATCCAATTACAAAAAATGCAGGGTTAGATATCTATGAAAATATGATTCCCGATCATAATTATATGATAACTGTTGACGTAGCAAGAGGTTTAGGTAATGATTATTCTGCATTTATAGTGTTTGATATTACAAATTTCCCATATAAAGTTGTTGCAAAGTATCGGAACAATGAAATCAAACCAATGTTGTTTCCAAATATCATTCATAATGTGGCAAAAGGATATAATAATGCTTTTCTTTTGGTAGAGGTAAATGATATTGGTGATCAGGTTGCAAGTATTATACAGTATGACTTAGAGTATGAAAATTTACTCATGGCATCAATGAGAGGTCGTGCAGGTCAAGTTGTAGGACAAGGATTTAGTGGAAAGAAAACACAACTTGGTGTTCGTATGACATCTGCAGTTAAAAAATTAGGTTGCAGTAATCTCAAAGCAATGATGGAGGATGATAAATTATTGACATGTGATTACGAAATCATATCTGAACTAACAACCTTTGCACAGAAACACAATTCATTTGAAGCAGAAGAAGGATGTAATGATGACCTTGCAATGTGTCTTGTAATATTTGCATGGTTAGTTGCACAGGATTACTTTAAAGAGATGACAGATAATGACATTCGTAAGAGGATGTATGAGGAACAAAAGAATCAAATCGAACAGGATATGGCACCATTTGGTTTCATTAATGATGGGTTAGAAGACACAGTTACGGTTGACGCAAACGGTAATAGGTGGTACGCTGATGAATATGGAGATCGTTCCTATATGTGGGATTATATGTAGAAATGTAAATTCTAAAGCAAACATTAAATGATTAAATAACTTTTGTAAGGTATAATGGATTGGGATAAAGAAGTAAAATTAGAAAAATTGGAAGACATGATTATTGTTTACGAAGAACACATTGAAAAACTCGAAAAAGAAAATAAACAACTTAAGTTACAAGTTGATTTTTTAAAGGAACAGTTAGCATATAAGACTTTTGGAAAACCAAACAATGAGGAGGATCTATGAGTGGAGACATAGGATTAGAACAACCGATTATCTTTTACAGTAAAAAGATGACCGAAGCTAAAAAAATTGTTCTAGAACATAAAGGAATTAAATTAGAGTATTTGGAAATAAATAAACAAAAACGTAATCGACATGGAGTTCGATGAACAGATAGAATTAGAGCATTTATTATTTTCAGAAAGAAAATGTAGAGTTTGTGGGAAGGTAAAAAATTTAGTTGAAGATTTCTATCTTACAAGAAAATATAAAGGAACTCTCCCATCAGCATATTCTTACGAGTGTAAGACATGCACAGTAAAAAGAATTACGAAAAAAAGAAAAATTAAAATTTTAAAAGAAGATATATATCCAGATTGGTAATGTTCACGCATTGTTTCCCCGTCGTAAATACCCTTTTACATAAATATTTTTAGATAATTTTGGATAACGAGGAGTAAGGGATGGCCTTAAATTTAGCATCTCCAGGTATTCTTATAAGAGAGGTAGATCTCACGATTGGAAGAATCGATGGATCTACTGGTAAAGTTGGTGGAATCGTAGGATCTTTCGAGAAAGGACCTGTCGGTGAACCAACAGTTATAACTGGGGAAAATGATTTATTTGACCAATTTGGTCAACCATATGATACAGATAAACAATTCGAAACATGGATGGTGGCATCTTCATACTTATCGTATGGAGGAAGTCTAAGTGTTATTAGAGCAGATGATCCAAGCAAACTGATGAATGGTTTTGTAGGAACTGCAACCAGTGTAAAAATCAAAAGCACTGAACACTATCAGGAATTAGGTTATCAGGAAAACGTGCTTTCAGAAGTTACTGTTGCAGCAAGAAATCCTGGTACTTGGGCAAATGGTATTAGAGTTGCAATAATTGATGGTAAAGCAGACCAAATATTAACTATGAGCACAACTGGTGTTAGTACGTTTACAGCAGTAGTTGATAACGCAGTTGGAGTTACAACATTTGGATCACCTGTCATAAGTGGAATCTCAACAACCAGTATTGTTCTAGATCACGTAGTAAGATCTGGTGCAGTTGCAGTAGGTGCAACTGTTATTGGTATTGGTACAGGTCAGGTAACTATTTCAAGTGGTGCTTTAACAACAGGAGAAACTACATTTGACTTTGGAACAGAAACAGTTGAACAAACAGCACCAGTAGTTGGTTCTGGTATAATGCAAGATGTTCCTCCTAATACCGTCGTATCAGGAGCTGGTGGAACAAGTTTACTTGATGGAAAATTCAAAGGTATAATTACAGAGGTAGGAACTGGTGAAGTATCTGTTAAATTCTTATCACATGTATCTTCTGGAGGTACTGAGACAGTACAGGACTTCAATAGTGTTTACAAATTCTCTAATGATACATTAGTTGCAATTCATACTGCTGGAAATACAGTATCTTATGGATCAACAATTGTTACAGCAACAAAAAATTGGTTCGAAAGTCAAACCTATGATGTAACTACTTCAACAAAAGGTGGACAAACAACCACAACAACTGCTAAATGGGAATCAATTGCTGATGCACCTGGTACCTCAGAATATGCTGCTGCTAGAGGTGGTAGATTCGATGAAGTTCATGTTTTAGTCATTGACGCAAAAGGAACTGTAACAGGAAACGCAGGAACAATTCTTGAAAAACATCTTAACTTATCAAAAGCAAAAGATGCAACGTTCTCTGTAGGATCTCCATCATATTGGAGAAAGTATCTTTATACCAATTCTTCTAACATATTTGGTTTAAATGGTTCTTTAATTGGTACTACACCAACTGGTTACAGTAGTGGATTTACCACAGCAACTGGTGGTGATTGGGATCAAGATGCAGAAGGAGTTATCTTTAATAGTTCAGGAGCTTTTAACGGAATAATAGACAAGGGTACTAACTATGGAGGTAGAGCTGGCATAACATCTACTGGAGCACTTAATTCTGGATTAGGTGATCTGATTGCTGGATATCAGATATTTGAAAATGATTCTGTAAACAATGTAGACTTCTTACTCATGGGTGGTGGTCATCTCGGTAAAGACAGCACTAGACAGTTAGCAACATCACTTATTGCTGTTGCTGAAGAGAGAAAAGATGCAGTTGCATTTATATCACCATACAGAGGTGCTATTATATCAGATTCAGGGGATCCTGACCAAAATGATGTTATTATTAAAAGTGATGAGGAAATTACATCAGAGGTCATCGATTTCTATAACCCAATAACATCAACAACCTTTGCGGTATTTGACAGTGGGTACAAATACATGTATGATAGGTTTAATGAAGTATTCCGTTATGTTCCATTAAACGGGGACATTGCAGGAACATGTGCAAGAAATGACATTAACGATTTCCCTTGGTTCTCACCAGCAGGTACAGATCGAGGAGCAATCTTAAATGCAGTTAAACTTCCTTATAATCCAACCAGATTACAGAGAGATAAACTTTATTCAAATCGAATAAATCCAGTTATCAACTCACCTGGTGCTGGAATCATACTATTTGGTGATAAAACTGGTTTTGCAAAAGCATCTGCATTCGACAGAATTAACGTTCGTAGATTGTTTATTTACCTTGAGCAAGGTATTGCAGCTGCTGCTAAAGATCAGTTATTTGAATTCAACGATGAAATCACAAGAGCAAACTTTGTAAACATTGTTGAACCTTTCCTAAGAGATGTTCAATCCAAGAGAGGTATTCAAGATTATGTTGTTATTTGTGATGAGACAAATAACACTGCTGCTGTTATCGATAACAACGAATTTGTAGCAGACATCTTTATCAAACCAGCAAGATCAATTAACTTCATTGGTCTTACATTTGTTGCCACTCGAACTGGCATC